CTCACCGAAGGCTCCTAGCAGAATTGCTAGTTGCTCTTTCGTGGGCTCCGCGCTTTTACGAGGAAGAGTTTGACACCGCCGACCTACTCACTGTCACTACTGTGTTAGAGGAAAGAAACAGGAAGTGACATTATGGCGAGAACTGGCTTAGAAGTTTATGGGATCAAAGAAACCCTCAAACAACTAAACAAACTCGCCCCAGAACTCCGTCGTGAAATTACGCGCGACTACAAGCGGATCACTTTGCCAATGGTTCAAGCTGCACGAACTGCAGTGCCGGGCGAACCACCACTGTCAGGCATGTATCGCAAGTGGCGACGCGGTGGACCTTGGTACGGATCTAAAGTGGATCAGAAAATCAATGTCAAGATTGACACTCGACGCGCCCGCAAGAAGAACCTAGACAAAGGCGCGCAATACGAGACTCTTGGCGCGTTCGTATTTCAGTCCAATGAGACATGGGGACAGATCTTTGACATGGCTGGAAGAAACGCAGCAAAAGATGGAACTGTCCAGAAGCGCTTTTACGGTGGCAAAGAATATCGATACACATGGAACAACACGCTGATCCAAAACCTCAACATCAACTGGGGTCGCGCATCGCGTTACATGTATCCAACAGCTGAGAGTTATGAATCAATTCTCGAGCATGAGATTCAAGGTCTTGTCTGGAAAACTGAGCGACTACTCGCAGAAGCAATCGCAAGAAGTGAGGGCAACTAATGGCTATTCGCATTCCCATCATCACCGATTTCCAAGGTGACGGACTCAAGAAAACTTTTGAGCAGTTCAAGAAACTCGAGACAAATGCAGAGCGCGCGTCCTTCGCTCTAAAAAAATCATTCTTACCAGCAACGGCAGCAATCGCAGGATTGACCGCTGGACTTGTTATGAGCTCAAAGGCAGCTGCAGAAGATCAGGCTGCACAGGCACAACTTGCGCGCCAGCTACAAGCAACTACTGGAGCAACCGACAAACAGATCAAAGCCAATGAAGACTTCATCACTTCACTGTCTCGAAGCGCTGCAGTCGCCGACGATGAACTTCGTCCGGCACTGTCAAGCCTTGTTCGTGGTACAGGAGATCTAGCAACCGCACAGGATGCGCTCAAGACCGTGCTAGATGTGTCGGCAGCTACAGGGAAGGGAGTTCAAGAGGTCGCCGATGCGGTATCGAAGGCTTATGGTGGGAACACTAAAGCGATCAAGCAATTATCGCCAGAACTCTTCAAGCTCATCAAAGATGGCGCGTCAGTTGATGAGGTCATGCAGTCGCTGGCATCGACTTTCGGTGGCGCTGCATCAACAGCTGCGAACACAGCTCAGGGCAAGTTCAAGAACCTCACCATTCAATTAGGCGAAGCCAAAGAAGCAATCGGAACCGCGCTTCTTCCAGTGGTTGAGGTCATGGTTGGCGCGTTCACCAACTTCGCTATCTGGGCACAAAAGAACACAGGCGTGATCGTCGGAATTGCGACCGCTATCGGACTGATCGCTGGAGCAATCGTCGGAGCCAATGTTGCTATGGCTGCATGGAAAGCGGTCAGCGTCATCACAGCTGCAGTGAACTATGCGCTCGCTGCATCATTCACAGCTGTCCAAGTTGCTACCGGTATCGGCATCGCTGTCGTGATCGCTGGAGTTGCAGCGTTCGCTTTATACAAGCGTCAGATGGCTGGACTCAAAGACGATCTTGGCGGTGTAGCTGCACAGCAAGGACTCACAAACCAGCAGATGCTTCGCATGTCGGACGCTGGAAAACTGGCAACCGACGCTGTGACTGGTCTTGATGTTGCAGCTGGTGGTGCTGGTGGCGCGGTGGACAAGATGGGCGAAAAGATCAAGAAGGCTCGAGAGGAAATTGAGAAGCAATTCGCTGAAGCTTTGGACGCTGCCAAAGACAAACTCCAGCAAGCTAAAGAAGCCTACGATGATTTCAAGACCACGGTCTCGGAGTCGGTCACTGGCGAGTTCTCAATCTCGGGTGCAGCCGACGCAGCCAAAGAAGCTGGAACGACCATTCTCGCTCAGCTCACACAGCAAGCTGCCGGTGCTAAAGCATTCGGATCCAAAGTTGAGCAACTGCTCAAAATGGGTCTTTCGGAAAGGGCTCTCAGAAGCGTTCTAGCAGCAGGTCAGCAGGCTGGAGATGCAATCGCCACAGAACTCATCAACGGGGGCTCAGAAGCGATTACAGGACCCAATGGGATCAACCAGATGCTGGACTCTCTCAACATCTTTGCGGACGCGCTTGGTGTCTTTGGCGCTGACATGTTCTACGGCGCAGGAGTCAAGCAAGGCGAAGCAATGCTGAAAGGTCTTGAGGATTCAATTGCTGGAGCCACACAAAAACTCAAAAACCCGAAGCTCGGTCTTGCAGATGTCAAGGGCATCGGAGCCAGCTTTGCGGATCTGGGAACTTCAGTATCTTTAGCTCCAGAAGCAAGAAACATGAACATTATTTCAAGCGCGGAAGAGTTCGCGTCAATGCGCGGTGGCTCTCAATACAACATCACAGTGAACGGTGGACTCAACTCATCAGCCGAGCAAGGCAAAGCCGTGATCGATGCCATTCGTGCAGCTAATCGTGCCTACGGTCCAGCAGCTATCGCGGTCGCATAACCATGGGTGCAGCAGTCATCCAGTCAGGTGAGTACAAGCTTGAAATAGACACAGGCTTTGATTCAGGCAGTTTCGTACTTGACTCAGATCTCAAAGGTGTTCTAGATAACACGCTCTACACGCTCGGACCGGGCACAAGCTTTGCCGATGTCACCACAGGCGTGACAGCTGTGAACATCTTCCGCGGTAGGCGCGACATTGGGGACCAGTTCTTGCCCGGCACGATGAGCTTCACACTCAACGACCAGATCGCCTATGGCGCATTCAACCCTTTCAACGATGCCAACGCTGACCCAGCAAATAACCAAGCAGGTCTCGCACCGATGCGGAAAGTGCGTTTTTACCGTTACGACGCTTCTGGAGTTGCACAGTCACTTTTTCAGGGAATCATTGTCAATTATGACTACTTCTTTTCAATGGACAACAACGACACGGTGCAGGTATTCTGTGTAGATAATCAGTACCTACTTGCACAGGCAGAGCTGGACGAATGGAATGTCAGCGAACAGCTCTCCAGCGCTCGAGTCGTCGCCATGCTCGCTCTTCCAGAAGTGGACGCTTTTCAGGGTGTCGGAGAGCAATCAATAGAAACAGGCGAAACCACGCTCGGCGGATCAGCTGCATACACGGTCCCACAGGGAACCAATGTTCAGCAATACCTTGCCGACATAATTGATGCAGAGCAGGGACGCGCTTTCGTAAACCGTTCAGGCGTGTTCACATTCCAAAACAGGATCGGAAGCTTCGTCGGTACACCTGTCGCATCGTTTACCGATCATGGTGACTACCCGTATTCGGATCTGGGCATCAATTTCGGTGCGGACAAAGTGGTCAATCGCGCGACCGTCTCAACATTGCAAGACCCAACCAACCCACAAACCATCAACGATCTTGGATCTCAAGCAGAATACTTCATCCAGTCTGTGTCCTATTTGGGAAGCCTTTTACACAACGACGCTGCAGCTCTTGCGCTTGCTGCTTATCTGATTCGACCGGTCCCGACACCAGTCTTCACAGGCTTGACGACCGAGTTCCAGACTTTGACTACAGCTCAGCGTGATGTGGTTGCAACACTTGACATCGGAAGCGTCGTCAGCATTGAAAAAACAATTCAGACCAGCCAGACCACAACATCAATCATCGCCGAAACCGCAGCTCTTGAAGGCATCGCGCATGAGATCACTTTCAGCCAGCCACACAAAACCACTATCTACACATCCCCGACACAGGTCTATCTGGACTTCATTCTCGACAGTTCCACACTGAACACCGTGTACGCACTAACCTAGGAGACACTATGGCAACACAATACAACGGCGGTCTGGTAGCTGGAGAAGTTTTGACCGCAGCGACCATGAACAGTATTGGCGCAGTATGGGAAACATACACGCCAACCGTCACGGCAAGTTCGG